TCCGGCATTTTAACATCTGCTTTAGCCACTTGATGCCACCACCTTTTTCGCCAAAACTTCAATATACATACCTTTTCCTTTTACATCCTCCACACTTGTGATTTCGTATCGTCCATCACTGCACGCAATGACCATCTTAGTAGACACCGGAATATCCGGTATCTTACGAAAGCAAAACAGTGCGGTGGCTTCAGAGAAGGTTGCTCTATTGGCCCATTTTTCATTTCCGTGACGATCTTCCTTATAGGCACGAACAGACGCAACAATGGTATCAGTGGGTTTACTAAAACCCTCACTGTCTTTTGCTGTTTCAACAGAAATAATATCTATAAAGGTATTCATTTTTCCAAAGCTCATACGCTACACCTTCCAATCCCGATCAAGCCTGAGCAGTAAATTTACCGTATTCCAAACCTGCTGGCCCGCCTGCACATTGTCAGCAAAAAAGCCACCCGTACTGCCATCCCGACTTTCATAGAAGTGGGATGACAGCATGATGATGGCTTGCTCCGTAGTTGGCGGCATTGCATTTTCGCTATAATGACCTTCCGGCAGATGCTGGTAACTCTCGGCATAGGAGGTTGCAGTGGTGATGTATGTCTGAAGAAGTTCATCATCACGATCATGCTCAAGAATTAGATTTGCCTTTACCTTTTCAAACAGTGTCATCACCGTCACCTTCCTTTCTCTACGGAGTATCCTCTACCATTATTCCAGTGGCTTTTAACTTGGTTAAAAGGGCATTAAAGTCCGTTACCAAGTCCTCTACAGTAGCCGCAGTGCTTGCTGGTTGATTCTCAAGAACAGGGAGGCCGGTTACTTTGGCCCCCTCTTCTATGACAAGCTCACCACCGATTACGGTCTTTTCTCCACCTTGCTCTGTATAATTCTTCGTGTTATAACTCATCATTTGCACCTCCCATTAAGCCTTTTGCTGTAGGATTTTCACAGCCTCAGGAAGGATCAGTTTACCGTCTACACGTTGACTTGCAAGGAAACCAACTTGACCAGTGGTTGCAAATAGCTCATTTAAACGCTTGAAAGAACGTCCTTGTCTGTCCGCAATCCAGTAGTAGCCAAAGTCACCAAATGCGATGGTCTTTGCCCCAGCCTCAATAATTGGCGCATAGGCTGAAGTATATACTGGACGGTTTAGCAATGTATCTGGAGTACCCGCAGTCAGCGAAGGCTGCCATAGATATTGGCCCTGTCCGTCTTTTAGTTTACGGATTGCTTTCACCGTTGCATCATTCATTAAGAACACTGCATTTTTTCTGTATGGTGCTTTTAATGAGTAGACAAGATCGATAATCTCATCTGCTGTAATTGCTGTAGCCGAACCTGCAGTAATCCCAAGTTGTGCTCCACCAGTAGCATTAAAGATGCCTGTGGGTTTTCCGTCAGCATCTCCAACAAGAAATGCTTCCTCTTCCTTTGCTCCAATTCTTCTGGCAAACTCAGTGGAAATATAGCTTTCAAGATTAAATACACTATCGTTTAAGAGCTCATCAGAGACTTTAATCATCGTACCTAACTTATATGCACCAATGGAAGTCTGACCAAATACAGAATCACTCTCATCAAATTCCTCGCCTTCATCAAGCCAAGCCGCAGTTCCTTTGGTCACTACAACAGGAATTTTTCTGTCACCGCTTGAAGTCTGAATAATCTTTGCCAGCTTACGGAACACATTTTCTTCCTCAAGGGTTTGAATTAGGGTACGTTCAAATTCATCTGGAACAAGATATCCACCCTCAGAATCAGTTCCTACAGAGAGGGAATTGAGTACATCATGTCTAGGATTTTTGCTTCGCATGACATTCCAGAATGCCTTCTTATAATCATCACTTGCTCTTCCAGTCTTTGTTTCCATCCCTGGAATATTTGGTTTTCCAGTAAGAGGCATATTCACAGGTTTGTTAAGTTCTGCTTCAAGTGCCTCTTGGCGTTCCAGTCTTGCGATTTCCTTACCAAGATTAACAATGTCCTCTTCCATTCTGTCGTAGGTTACCGCATCCTCCGCAGAAACAAGCCCGTCACTGCCACGTTTTGAATCAAGAAATGTCTTTGCCGCTTCCCATGCTTTTGCGCGTTTTTCACGCAGTTCAAGAATTTTACTCATTTTGATTTCCTCCTAATATTTTAATAAATTAAGCCGCTCATAAAGCGGCTCGGTTGATTGTTTGACAACTGGTTTCTTAAGCTTATCCATTAATGAATTGGTCACTGCTCTTCGGCTAAACACAAAACTATCTTGCACAGTACTTTCTCCAGTTCTAAACATGATGTCATCAGCAAAACCAAGCTCAATCGCTTTATTGGCATTAAGCCATGTTTCTGCATCCATCAGATGGGATAGCCTTGTTCGTGATAAACCGGTTTTCAGTTCGTAAGCATTGATGATACTTTCCTTTACTTCATCTAACATTTGCATTGCCTTTTGCATCTCCTCACTATCACCAATGGCTATGGTGAATGGATTATGGATCATCATGAGTGAGGTTGGTGACATCAAGACTTCTGTTCCTGCCATTGCAATGACCGATGCGGCTGATGCTGCAATACCGTCAATTTTTACAGTGACATTGCCCTTGTAATCCATCAGCATGTTATAAATCTGTGATGCTGCGATACAATCGCCACCGGGAGAGTTGATCCAAACAACAATGTCTCCTTCGCCACTCATAAGCTCTGCTTTAAAAGCTGCAGGAGTAACATCATCTTCAAACCAACTCTCCTCTGCAATTGCACCGTTAAGGTAGAGGGTTCGTGTTTGTGTATCTGAATCACGCACCCAGTTCCAAAACTTTTTCATTTGGCTGTTTCCTCCAATCCTTCTTTATTTGCAAATATGCCCGCATCCGCAAGTTTGGTCATATTGCCGTTAATTAGGTATAAATCTCCTCCAAGCTCAGGTGGAATTCGGTCTAGGTTCTCAAGCTCCCTAATATCATTGGCGCTCATCCATCCGTTTTGTCTGGCGGTTGCATAGCCGCTCATTCGAGAAACATAATCTCCACGAAGTAAACCATCTACGTTAAACTTGGAAAAATACTGCTTCTTTTCATCTGATCTTAAAAGCGCTCTGCTAATGGCCTGCTCCCACCGAATTACCCAAGGGTCCAAGGTGTATTTCACAAACTCCAGTGATTGTTGTTCAATATTAGAAAAGCTCGACTTTTCCAGGTCTCCAACCATATGTGGAGGTACACGGAAAATTCGAGCGATTTCATTGATTTGAAATTTCCTTGTTTCTAAAAACTGAGCTTGCTCCGGCGAGATACCAATTGGCTGGTACTTCATGCCTTCTTCAAGTACTGCCACGCGATGAGAGTTGCTACTCCCTTGATAGGCTGCATTCCAACTTTCCCTTACTTTCTGAGGGTCTTTAATGGTGCCAGGATGTTCAAGTACCCCTCCTGGTGCTGCCCCATTAGCAAAGAACTTAGCTCCATATTCCTCACATGCTATTGCCATACCTATAGCATTCTTAGCCATAGCAATCGGCGAGTAACCCACAAGACCATCAAAGCCTAAACCTGGAATATGAAGTACATCGCTTGGTCTTAATGTAACCGCCACACCATTCATCGTTGGTGCATCATCGGAATATCTGGTGTAGGAATAATAGAGATTGCCACTGGAATCTCGATCCACAGACATTCGATTTGGCATTAATGGATACAGTGCTATGACTTCACCTTTGCCGTTTCGAATAATCTGAGCATAGGCATTGCCCCATAATAAAAGATGAGTCATCATCGTCTCGCGGAAAACGAAAGAACTCATCTCTGGATTTGGCTCATCATGTAATAAAAAATATAGCGGATGAGAAAGTGCTTTCTCCTTACCACCGCTATCGGTGTATTTATATAGGTGAAGGGGAAGCCCTGCCACAGCCTCTGCTAATATCCTCACGCAGGAATACACTGCAGTCATTTGCATGGCTGTATGCTCATTAACAGGCTTGCCGCTTGTCGAGCCGCCAAAAAGGAAACTATAGTTGCTCCCTGCAGTTCGATTTTGTGGTTTGTCACGTGCTTTAAAAATATTTGTAAATAGCCCCATCTGCATCACTTTCCTCTCCTAAAACACGAGTAATCCCCGACCGTCATAAACCGAAGCACTCGTATCATTGCCACAGCGAATTGCTCTATCTAGAGCCATAATAGTGGCTACAGCACCATCTATTTTTTCTGTTGACTTCTCTTTATCCGGTTTAATGTTGCCCGCCGGATCAGTACGAATAAAAATATTATCCATCATCCATCTAAGAACAGGATGTCCACCATGTGCGACCTTTTCCTCCAAGGTTAGTTTCATAAGTTCCTTGGTTGGTGGACTCATATCTTTAAATCCCTGTCCAAATGGAACAACGGTAAATCCCATGCCTTCAAGGTTTTGTACCATCTGGACTGCACCCCAGCGGTCAAAGGCAATTTCTCGAATGTTGTACTTTTCACCAAGACTTTCAATAAACTTCTCAATGAAACCATAATGCACCACATTGCCTTCTGTAGTCTTAAGATGTTCTTGCTTTTCCCATACATCATAGGGAACATGGTCACGATTTACTCTGAGATTAAGGGTTTCTTCCGGTAACCAAAAATAGGGAAGAACAACATATTTGTCATCTTCATCTTCCGGTGGAAACACGAGTACAAAGGCTGTTATATCTATGGAACTTGAAAGGTCTAGACCGCCATAGCAAACTCTTCCAAATAAGTCTTCTTCATTTACGGCAAAAGCACATTTATCCCACTTATCCATTG